CGTGTAGGAGATGTCGGGTCGCTCATCGATGCGCGTTTGGAGGTCCTTGGCCACGCCAAGGATAATCCCATCCTCGGCCCAGGCCAGGGTGCGGTTGCCCGTAGAGCTCGCGGCGTCAACTCCCAGCCGGTTCGACCACTCGAAACTGAACCCGGCGAAAGTGTCCACAGCCCCCCGCTGCAAGTTCTTCATCGTGACGTAGTCGGCGCTGGTCAACTCCGTGATATCGAGCATGTCCTCGATATCTTTCGGGGTAACGATCCAGTGCTTGGGGATGTCCGGGTCGACGTCGCCCTCGTTGAAAATCTTCATCATCGTGAGGATCTTTGCCAGGGACATATCGACGATCGTCGTAACGGCCGCCAGGGTGCCCAGGGTAGTGACTGTACCGTCGCCATTGATACTGACGGAATCGGCCTGGAAGGTCTTGCTGGTGGCACCGGTCTTACCGATCAGGGCAGTGCCGGTGGCGGCGGCGATGATCGCATCGTCCTTGGCGCGGCCCATGGCGCTGGCCTGCCGCAGCGCGAAGGCGCTGGTCGGATCGATGATCATCTTCAACTTGTCTTCGTTGTCCACCGGATTGGCGATCTCGTAGTCGTCCGGAGCGACCTTGCGCCGCCCGAAATCGGCTTCTACGAGGTTGGTCGCGCCGTGTCGGACGGTCTTTTTGACGGCCGTGGCGGACCCGATGGTGTCAAAGTACGCCTCCTCAGCGGAGGTGATCGGCTCGCGTCGAACCTTGTTCTGGAGCTTCGAGCCTTTCTGCTCGGCCAACAGATACAGCATTGACCCGTACTGCTTGGCCATGATGTCGGCAATAGTTGCGACTGCCATGTGCGTATTCCTTTAATTTGTAAGTTCACAGTAGTAGTCGACATGGATAGTCTCCTTACATAGAGGTCACTGTCTTCGCTTTACGTCCGATCGACGCCGGTCCCGCCCATTGGCGAGATAGTCGGAGGTCCTACTTATTTTCGTGGTCCAGAAGCGTACAGCTTGTTACTGAGTTCGCTGATCTCCTTCACAATCTTCTCGTGGCGCAGCGGGTTTTCTTTCTTGAGCGAGCCGTCGATGTAGCCCGGCGTGGCTTGCAGTTCGGTAAGCCGTTCCTGCGACTGTGCGGGCGTACTCTTGAACGAGCTCGTATCGATCCCGTGGCTCTCTGCGGTCTTGGCCCCCCACTCGGCGATCCACGCAATGAAGTGCGGATCGTTCCCGGCGACCTCCAGTAGATGCTCCCTCTGCTCCTCCGTCGTCGTCTTGGCGATGAAGGCATTGGCCAGGTGCATCTGCTCATCGTAGGCGTCGCCCAATTGCGCGCGCAGAGTGGTCTCGGCGTCGGCGCGGGCCTGGGCCTTGGCCTCGACGGCCGCCTTGACGGCCTCCAGGGTCCGGGCATTGTCGAAGGCCATCAACTTATCGATATGGGTTTGATTGAGGCCCAGGTTCCACGCCTCCTGCGCGAAGGCTTTGGCCCGCTCGGAACTCCACAGTTCGTCCGGCATCTCGGCGGGTTTCTCGATCTTGTAGTCGGCGGCCAGGGTCGGCCGGCCCGTGGCCTCGAAGAACATATCCCATTCCGACTGGTCGCTCTTGTCGGTGGGTACGGCCACGGTGTTTTTGCCCCGCATCTTCTGCGCGTAGACGTAGTTCTTCACCATGGCATCGAAGTTGTCGCCGATGACATCCAGGCACGGCTCACCGCGATAGTCTTCGTGGATGCGATCGCGCCAGCCCTCGGCGAACTTGCCGTCGGCGCCGACCAGGGGCGACAGGACGGGCTCGGTGTCCTGGGTCTGATCGCCCGTCTGCTGATCGCCGTCCGTCTGCGATTCAGTCCCCACATCTGTCTCTGCTGTCAGTAGGTCTTCCATAACGATACTCCTAGCCTTCCTTCAGTGACTTCTCTTTGAACCGGCCACACCAATCGCTCTCGACTCGCCGGATGAAGTTCGGTCCCTCATGGCACATTTTGGCGGCCGGCGAGTAATGGGCGCATCGCCCGCAACGCCTCACCGGGGCGACGGGCTCCGGGGCGATATCGAGCGCGGACTGGACAACATCCGTTCTCTTCTTCCGGGCCCGACTCATAGCTTCACTCCTAACACAGCACGTATCCTCAGTATCACGGCCCGCTTGCCCTCATTGAATGCCGACACGTCCGGATGTCCGACCGACAGCGTCATGGAATGCTCCATACACTCGATACTGAACCACTCCAGCAGGTCTGCCCCGTCCGATCCGTCGAAGACGCGGTGGAACATCCCGGCAATCCGCTTCTGCTCGCGCAGCCGCTCGGCCTCGGCCGCCTGTCGGGTCATCACTTTGACTTCACGCTGGCTTGTATAACCGTCAGCCATTCAGCACCGCCTCGGCCAGAGAGCCCTCTTCCGGGGCCCGGGTCGTCTGTTTGTAGCCTTGGGCCAACTGCGCCTGGGCCTCTGCCGCCTGCTCGGCCGCCAGGTCCTGCGACCGCTGCTTCCGCAGGGCATCGCGACTGCGAATCGTGCGCTTGTGTTCGGCCTTGACCCCGAACGAATCGGCCATATCGCGAATGGCGGAGTCGGCGTCCACATTGTCCTTAACACCCGGGAATATCTGGTCGGCTCCGGCGACGAACGCGACCCATCGCTCGAATGCCTGTGTCTGGTACTGCCTCAGCATGAGGACCAGGAAGCTGACGTAGCCTATCCGGATGCCCTTGCCCTGTAAGATGGGGGGCGGCGGGGCGATCTGGCCGTTGCGAATCAACAGAAGAATGGACCGGGTAATGATCGGGGTCATCAACTCGGCTATGAGTCGCCCCACAGGCTGGGCCAGTCGCCGCAGTCCCTCGCGCAGCCGCTCGTTGATCTCCGTTGTTGTGCGGCGGTCGCCCTGAAGATTTTGTAATTGGTTCAGAGTATCGCCCATGAAGGCACGGTGGATTTCCTGCCGCTCGGAAGCGATCAGTTCGGCCGTAACGGGGAAATTACCCAGGGCCCCTTCGATCGCCCTGATCTGGCCCATGGTGGCAACATGATTCAGCGCCCCCGGCGTCACGTCGACCTGTCCCTCGACGCCCGGTCCCACTTCCTTCGGCGGGTTGTTATGGCGATTGGCGCACTCGATGAAATCAAACTTCATCGCATTGAGGCTCCGGACTTGCGGCAAGACAAAGACCCCGACGCCCCGGCCCCTCGATTCCTTAGAGCTCTTGGCGTACCGACTGATATGGTAGGGAAAATCCTCGAAGCCGCCCGATTCCCGGACGATCGTCTTGGTCTTGACCTCGACGAATATCTCCTCGTACGGCATATTGACCGCATCGATAAAGGCCGTATTCCGCTCGGCGCGGGGCCGGCAGACGTGAACGAACTCGAACTTTTCCGTCGCCCGCTTCGGATCGCCGGCGGCCTTACTGATATCGTCGGGCACCCGGTCTTTGAACTCTTCCACCGCCTGTTTGGCCGTGTACTCGAACCGCTCCAGGAACACGTCCGGCATGCGCTCGCTGTCCTCCTGGTAATGGTACGAGCCGGCGGGGTACTCGCGGTAGTTCAGCTTCAACTTCTTCCCGAAGTCGCTGAAGAGGGCCCCCTCGCCGAACGTGACCCAACTCTTGAGGAATTCATCGAACTGGACGAGGAAATTGGAACCCCAAATGCAATCGTGCGCCTTACTGGTAGCGCGACTCATCCACCGCTTGGCGTCGTCGTCTTCGTTGGCATCGGTATCGTCGGACTCGACGGCAAAGAACGGCTGACCGGGCGGCACCATGAGCGACGACAGGCCGGAGGCCATATCCAGGGCGTCGAATACGGCCGTGGTATCGACCAGATCGACCCGCTGGGCCTGGCCGTCGATCTGACGGGTCGTAATGGCGTTCTCCATCTGGGATTCGTACTCGGACGTCTCCTGCCAGAGATTCAGGAAATTGGCAGCCCTTCCCGCCTCGGCCTCGAACAGATCAACAACGTCTTGCGCCTTACTCATATCAACCCCCGAGCAATCGCTTCTTGCCCACGTTCATCTGGCCGCCCTCACCGCTCAGCAACGTACTGCTCGCCCCGCGCCGACGACGGGCCAGGGACTCGGCCGCCATCATGGCCTCTTCACTGGTCTGATTCGGTAGTGGCTCCGGCTGCTGTATTTTCGGCATGCGGGGACTCTTCGGCTTCCGGGTAGCGAGGTACATTTGTATCAGTTCTGTGAATCCAGATCCCATCTCAGTCGTCTCCTATGAGATTCCCGTCCCGATCCCGGGGCCAGACGTTGTACCGTTCCGGTCCGACCGGGACAGTCGTGAAGTGCAGGTGCCCGGTCCCGACAACGGGCCGTACGAGGCCCCGACCGTTCTTATCCGTCAGGCCGGCCCGGTGGGCCCGCACGATCTTCTGCTTGATAGCCTCTTCGTTAGCGCGCATTTGTGCCGTTTTATTCGCCATGTCATCGCCTCGCCCCCACGTGGAAGTTATTGATGGCCCGGCGCTGTTGGCCGGAGCCGGCCGAGCGGTACTGGGCCACCTTGCCGCCCGAGGCCGCCAGTAGGAAGTAGCCGAGGGCGTGGCGTAGATGATCACCCACAGAGCCCACCGACTTGTAGCGGTAGACTATGACCCCCGTCCGCTTGTTCTTTTCCTTGTACTTGGCGACCCCGCACAGTTGCTGGGCCAGCAACTTCGTCTCCTCGCACAGGCGTGGCACGCGCAGCATTCCCTCTGTAGCCACCAGGCGATGCGTCCGGTCCATGATCTCCGTACGATTGACCTTCACTACGCCGGTATTGGGGTTGTACTGGGGGCCACTCGTCATCGACTCGCTGTACTCGCAGAGATAGACGGGGTAGGACGCCTGCTTCTGGAAGGCCCGGGCCGAATCTTCGTAGGGCCGGATATCGATTACAGCCGACCGCACGTTGTATCGCCTGGCCAAATCGTGAATATCGGACCATTCCGTTAGGGTCGTGGCCCGGAGAACCTCGTACTGGTCCCGGCCCGTTCGCAGGCCGATGATAACGTGCTTGGTCTTACCCACATCAACGCCCATCGCCGCCGGGCCCGGATGAGAAGGGGACGGCAGGAAGTCGTTGCAGCAGCCGAATACCTGACTCTCTTGCAGGCGGTCCTCCGTCGCCGCGTACGGCAGGCCCAGACGCAGGCGATACACGTCCGCGAGATTGCCCTCGGGCGGGTCGTTGAAGTCGCTCAGGATCTCTGCCGGGTCGTTGTAGACACTGGTCAATTGCGACCAGCGGTAGCCCTGCATGTACTCGGTATTCTCCCGTGCCTGAGGCACCCACTCACCGTCTCGGACGGGGACAGGCTTGCCGCACTTGCTACAGGCGATATAACCGAGCTTGCCGTCGACCGACTCGCCCTTGGGGTATAGATGGACGCATTCCGGGAAGGATAGCTCCGCACAGGTAAACGCCCCACACCCGCAACGGCGGAACCAATGCCGCTGATCGCTCTGGCGAAAGATCAGGTCGATCCCGAAGTCCGGCAGGGTCGGATTGCTCAGGAATATCTCTTCCTTGACTGTACTGTGCCCGACCCGGCCCCTGGCCTTGGCCACTGCATCGGGGTCCATCAAGTCGTATTCGTCGAAGACGCAGCGATCGACGCTGATACCCCGCAACTTAGACGATTCCCGGGAGTCTTCCTCAATCTTCTGGTTCAGGCGGGCACCGCGCAGGAACAGGTTGGCGTGCCCGACCTGCTTCAGCGCAGCGGTATCGGTATTGCGCACATACTGGCCGATCGTCCGATGGTTGGCGGAAATCATGGGCCCGAACCGGCTCTTGGAGAACTCGCCGATATCGTCCGTCGTGGGGAACATGTAGAGTACGCCAAGCGGATAACGGCCGACAATCATGCCGTGGAGACTGATGAGGACCTCGCCCTCGGTAAAACCGCCTTGCGTGGCTTTCAAACAGCACTTGCGGCGGCCGGTGTAGGACATCGGCTCGCGCTGGTATTCGTGGTCGGCGAAGCTGAATTGCCCGTGCTGGAGTTGAATGCGGTTATACCAAGCCCAGTAGGCCGGATCGACAGCGGCCAGTTGCCGGACAGTCAGTTCTATTTCAACCTCTGTTTGCTTCATTTGTGCGCTCCAGTTTCACAACGGTGCGCGTCCCAAATGCCCTATTCACTTGCCTGTCGAAGCTTTGCCTGCCAGATACCCAGTTCGTCCATTCGGGCGTCCAGGCTGTCTGTATCGGCCCCCTCCCGGCCCATCAGGACCACCAGGAGTCTTCGCAACTCCCGGACGTGACCCGTCATTTCGAGTAGCACGTTTTCCATCATTCGTAACACTCGAACATATTTCTGGGAATTGTCAAGCTTAATCTGACATTTTACTTGACGTAGGTGATGTGATGGTGCAAATTACTGGCAATGGACGTCAAATCAACAATCGACCTTGAATTCCGCCCCCGGCGCACGGTCCATCCCTCTCGGTTTGGCGTCCAAACGTGCGCCGGGGGTTTTTTTGCGGCGAGGCAAGGCAAGGTTTTTTTTGAAGGAGAAAACACAAATATCAATAGCTAGGCTGGGCGAGGCTCGGCTCGGCGTGGCAAGGCTCGGCCCGGCACGGCTTGGCTCGGCAAGACAAGGCAAGGTTCTTTTTTTGAAGGAGAAGACACATGCGTAAAGCAACGGTAACAGTCAAAGGAATTAG